TCCGGGTGCTGCAAAGACAGCGTGTTTGCTTCATTGGGTTATCGTGAATGTTGCCCCGTTACCCGAACATGCGCACGTCGCAGCAATCGAGTTCGTGGGGTTGCTTGTCCAATTGGGCGGCGAGCACGACGTTGATTCCCAAGTCCCAGAGCTGCTCCCGCACGTCGATACCTCGTAACAAAGCGTGCAATCCCCAGCAGGGCCGGCGTATACAACGAGCCCAAATCCGCAGCTGGGCGGAGTGGTGCTGGAATTGCAATAAAACTCGATCGCACAGCCGTTGCTCAGCGTGCCGCTCCACTGACTGCCGGTCCAGGTCAACGGGTATGTTCCATCAATGCCACAGCCGCCGCTGCCGGCGATGGTCAAGTGCAGCGTGGTCGGCAACCCATCGGGGCAGCAGGTGGTCGTCGCGCAGCCGGACACGACAACGGCCGTCGAGCAATTGGTGGAAGCAAAGTCCGAGTCCGCCGGCGTGAAGGTCGCGGCGATCGTGTGCGTGTTCGTCGGGTTGCAGCTTGCCGTCCAGTTGCAGCTTATCGACTGCCAGTTCTGGCTCGCCTCGTTGCTGCTCGGCAGCGTTTGCTGACAAAGCTGCGTCCCGTCCACGTCGATTGTCACCGCGCCTTGCGGCGCTGCACCTTTCGTTGCACTGCCATCCGTATTCGTCACCGTCACGGTGATGGTGACCGCTTGGCCGTTTGTCGGACTGGCCGGGTTGAGCGTGATGGAACAGCTGGTGTTGCAGTTGCCGCACCCGGCCGGCGGCGCCACAAGAACGTAGCCGAATTTCTTGTACAGAAACGCATGGACCCATTCGCCGATGTAGGTCCAGACTTCGGCAAGATCGTAGAGGTTCTCGGCCACATCGCCTTGCGTGCCGGGATAGAGGCAGCACACGCTGGGTACGCCGCCCGTCCCCAGGTACGCCCCCGGCCCATGCGGCAAGATCTTCTTGACGTGCTGCCCATGCTGGAATTCCACGGCTATATTGTTGTCGCAAGTCAAATAAACCTTCGCCACCCAGCGCGAGGGGCTGATCGGGACAAAACACTTGCGGGCCTTGATCGGCATGGGTGGCTATCCCTTGCTGGCGCTGCGGGCTGGTTAACTCTGGTTCGTGGCGACGGTGATGCGCTTGTACGGAGCCAGCAAGGCCCGCACGCTCTGCGGAGGCTGGGCGCGCGGCGTGCCCAACGGTCCCCAACCGCTCGCCGTTCCCGACGACGGCACCTGATGGAGCAAAGCGGGATCGCGCTTGGTCAACCAAAACAGCTCGGCCACCCATTCGGCACAGGCTTCTTGCACCGCTTCCGGGACGGTTGTGTAACCCGCCGTGTACTGGATGCGGAAATTGTTCACGCCCACCGGCCATATCAGGTCTTCGGGATGCAGCAGCTCCGGATCGGTGTAGGGAATCGCTCGCAGCAGCCAGCCGCGGGCATCCCACTGATAACCCTGAAGCTCGTAGGTGTGCATGAGCAGCGCCGCCCAATTCCCTCTGGCATTGAGATTGCCCTGGGAGGTTTGCACGCCCGATCCTTCCAGCGGATCGCCGTAGGAATTAGGAACGTAGAGGTCCGCCGAGGGCCAATTGCCATAATCGCCGGCAAATTGCGAGGTGGCACTGGAAACGACCTGGCCTTGCCAGCCGTTGCCCAGGGCGGTCACGGCGTTCATCAGGCTGGAGAGCGTCGGATACGCCGACCAGGTTAGCAGCGTTTCCGTGTAGGCCGTGCCGCTGGCCGAGCGCCAGCATTGAAGGCCGGTGGACGTAACGCTGACTCGCGCTTGCTGATTCAGCGTCGTGTTGAAATTCCCCACCTGGCACACAAACACGGGCATGTAGCGCACCGATTGCACGCTCTGGAGGGGATACTGGCGCAAGAGCAGCCGTTTGTCTCCCGAACCGTTGTAAAGCTCATCGAAAAAGTGCGTCAGAAAGCGACGCTTGCAATACTTTTCGATGGCGTCGGAAACGCTGGTGATGAGATCGGTCAGCGTCTGGGTTTCGTTGCCTGAGAGCGTGAGGTTGGCGCTGCCCTGGGGACCGCCCAGAGAATCCATCGCCCTTGTCGCTGGGATTAGGTCTTTGGCTGCCATCTTCTGCTCCCTACTTGATCATGGACGCACCGACGGAAAACGTGTACGTGCTGCTGTCCTGGGGCGCAATCTGGATTCTCCAGGTGCGCGGCAGAACGGCATCGGCGGCGCCTCCGGTGTCTGTGATTAAGCCGGTGCTGGGATAGATGAGGTAGCAGAACAGGCCAACTGTGGTCTTCGCCGTCGGAGATTGCCAGACGGTGTCATAATTACCACTAACGGGATCTTTGTATTGCAGATTGATGCCGAGTCCCCCCGTCCCGCTGGCCTGACTGATGTTGAGGTAGATCACGCAGCCGCGCCAATACGGGTTGTTCTGATCCGAGCTGCTGACCACGCTGGTCGAGCTGATGGTTTGCGAGGGCATCAGGACGACATCCTGATTGACGTTGATCTCATTGGTCATGGCCTTGCTCCATTACGGGATTGATGATTGATGATTGCAGAGTAATGCCGTCTTTCAATCATCAATCATCAATCATCATTCGGAAATCAATTGACCACAGTTTGACTGACCACACTGGCGTCGTTTTGGGCGCTGCCCGGCTTGTGATTGGCCTCGTCGCCGAAACCGACAACGGCGATGGGGATAGTCGGGCTGGTGCCGCCGATGGTGCAGGCAGCCTGGAGACGGACGTAGCGTTTGCCGGCGCCGAGCTGGTCGGCGCGGATCTCCAACGTCGCCTGGCTGCTGGCCGTCGTCACGGTGGCGCTGGGGATGGTGGCGTTATTGCTCCACGTCGAGTTATCGGGGCTTTCTTGAATTTGCAGCACTGCCGACAAGGTCGGACTGGTGCCGCCGAAAACGCCGGTCTCGAAGAGGAAGAGGGCGCGATGGAACTTGCTCATGTCCACGCTGCCCGAATTGGCGGTCGCGGTCGCGGTCAGCGTCTGCGGCGCCACCGGCGCGGCGATGCCCAGACGTTGCGTGAGTTGCTCGGTATACATGCTGGCTCCTTTCACACGGCGAGCGGGGGGTGTTAACCCCCCCGGTGGAAGCAACCGGAGCGTTGACACGCCCCGCTCGCCGCTATCGTTAGTTCAGCGCCACAAACGGCGAAACCTGCGTGGAACCATCCTGGAGGGTAATGGGCTTCTCGATCCACGGCTGCCCATCGACGCGCTCGACGACGCGCCACGTCATCTGGTTCTTCAAGAAATTCACATGCTCCGAAGCAGCGATTTCGATTTGCTGCCGATCGCCGAGGACGTACAGCGACGGATCGAGCAGCATCAAATCGCCCTTGCTGCCCAATGCCGGCAATTTCTCACTGGGGAAGGCTGGCCGGCCCAACAGCGACCACACCGGCGATTTCGTGGCACCCTGATCGATGCTGATGAAGATGGCCCGGCTGGCCCCGTCCTTGAGCTGCAACAGCTGCGGCACCACGCTGGGCGAAAACACCCAGATGGCCGTGCTCCACGACGACGGCAGCAGTTTCGACCACATCGTCGCCACGTCGTTGAAGGTCACTTGATCGGCGTAATCGCGCGTCTTGGTCAGCGTGGCCCCGGCCGTGAGCATTCCGAGCGGCTTGCCGGCGCCGTTGCCCTGCAAGAAGGCGAACTCCTCGAACCAAGCGATCGACTTGGCGAACAGCGTCATCAGGAATTTTTCCAACCCGATGATGCTGTCTTGCAGCAACACGTTGGAGCTGACGCAATAGCCGGACAATTCCCAGGCTTTCAACTCCATCTGTTTGAACTGCGGCTCCGTCTCGGTGCGCGTCTGCGCTTCGGCGGTCCAGTACATTTGCAGGCCGCCGAAGAACGGCGACACGCCGGCGCTCTGGGCGGTGGTAATGTCGAGATAAGGGATCTGCAAACTCGCCCCAGCCATCGGAATGACGAAGGCGCGCGGGCGGATGAACGCCAGTTCGGACACGATGGTCATGAGCTGCTCGAAGAACTCCGGCGGCACCGTGTAGCCGCCGGTAACGCCGGACGACTCGGCCAAGGCCGCCTTCGTCTGCCAAGCGACAAAACTACTCCCATAATGTTTTTCCAGATAGCGGCCATCGTTGCGGGCGCAGGCCAGCAGCCAATCGCCGAAACACTTGCGCGGATCGCCGCTGCCGCCGGCGCCGAAAAGCGCCGGCGCCGCATGTTTGCGCGCCTGGCCCTGGGCCTGGCTGAACTGTTTCAGCGTTTCGGTGACGATGGTGTCCAGGCCGCGCGTGAAACCGGACAGGGCGCTTTCCATCGCCGTGGTCACGAGCGGGCCGATCGGATCGTCGCTGACAACCTTGGCGATGCCGGAAGCGATGAGCTGCCGAGCTTCCGCTTCGGCGACATGAATGCGTTCCCCGGCTTTTTTGCCGAGAAAATCGCCCAATAATTCGATGAACATGGGGATGCTCTCAAAGGTCCACGGAGGGGGTGACAACGCACGAAATCATCCGTCCATCTCAGGTGGGACCGGCGGAACGCTTAGCGGTGGGACAGGCGTCTCGCCTGTCCAGATTTCGGACAGGCGAGACGCCTGTCCCACTGGATCGTTCTCGACCGGCTTGTCCGGACGGCTTCGATGAGGCAACAAATGTATACTACACTCGACCGAGTGATTTATACCAGGTCTCTTTTATCGTTTTTTCGGCCAGCGCTTCAAAATCAATGGCCGCGACCTGGCCGAGGACGGCCTTGTGAATCTCTTCCAGCGACGTGAAGGGAATAATGCGCTCCTGAGCGCCGCCGTCGCCGTCGCCGAAGACTTGTTTATTCAGCCCCAACGCTTGCAACACGTCGTCGCTGAGGGCGAGGCTGCCCTTGGAAACGCTTTCCACCAGGGCGTCTTGATTGGCCGGCAGAAACACGCAGGCGTATTCCAAGAGCATCCATTCATCGATGACCAAGCCGACGCTGTCGCCCCAGCCGTTCTTGTGTACTTCCTTGCTGTCGGGGACATGCACCTTGGTCGGCAAAAAGCCGATCGACTTGCCTTGCAGCAGCCCAGCCTGAATGAGGGCGAACACTTGGTCCGGCGGCCACGCGTCTTGTTCCGGCCACGACTCCGGTCGCGGGGGATACATCGTCTTGGCCTTGATGCCGACGCGCTGGCCGTCGCGGATGCGCTTGCGCCACAGCGATTTGCCGACCGGCGGCAGATAGTAGGCATGGCCGAGCGTCACGATGGGATTGACCGCGAATTGCGACTCGTTCATGCCTTTGGCGAGGACGACTTCGCGGGTGCGGTCGGGACTTTCGCTGCTGATCCAGCTGACATCGCTGCGTTCGCCGGGATTGATTTCGGTCGGCGCTTTGGTGGTGACGAGATGGCGATACTCGTACTCCGGCGTACGCGGCAGCGATTTCAGCAGGCCATCCAAGGTCTGGGCAGCGCGATCGGGCATGGGGAAACCGAGCGGCCCCTCGATGGGTCCGTAGTGGGTAGGCAGGAAGTCGGGCATGATGACCTCATGAAGTTATCAAGATTCGACCTCTGAGCGGGGGGCGTCAGCCCCCTGAGCGAATCTCAGGGGGCTGACGCCTCCCGCTCAGTTTCGTTCATTCCTCGGGAAGTCGCGGTTCGAGTTTCGGATTGTCTTCGATTGGCGTATCGGGTTGGGGTGGGCGATTGCGTCCGGTTTGCGGCATCTCAAATTGCCGCGGCATGTCGGTGCGTTCCCACTGCAACGGCAGCCACGGCACCTCGCCCCACGACACCGGCGGCAGGCCGCGCTCGCTGCGAATTTCATTGATCGACACCACGCCATATTTCAAATCGGCAATCTGTTGCTGTACTTGCAGGTTCTGATCGACCGGCACCGGATCTTCGCTGGCTAAAAACAGCCGGCCCGTCGGATCATAGAGCGGCAGCAGCTGGGCGTTGAGCTTTTCATCGCGGCGTTCCAGACGCGGCGAGATGGCCAGGCTCATGTGCTGGCTCTGCGACGCCTGCAAGTTGGCCAGGTTTGTCTCCGTGCTCAAAAAAGCGACCGGCACGTGGAAGGCATTCGCTATGTCCTCTTTCGTCGCCTTCATGTCGGCCAGGGCGGCGAGATCGCCCATCGATTGATTGAGCAACGACACCTTCAGCGACGACTCGGCCACAACAATTTTGCCGGTTCCGCCGCGACGAAAGCGATTGTTCCATTGCGTCTCCAAGCGATCGCGCTCTTCTTCGCCCATGACTTCATCCGGCGAGATGATGGCGTCGGGGACGGCGTGGTTCTCGAATTTCGCCTTTTTGAACGCGGCATAGTCGCTGACTAGGGCGGCTTGCTCGAAACAAGCCCGCAACGGCGACAGGCCGCTTGTGTACGGATCGCGCGGATCGGGATAAGCGAAATGGATGATCCGCTCTGGGTCGAAGCGCTCTTCGCTGCGGCCATTGCGATACAGATAGAAATCGACGAGATTTTTGCTATCGGCATCGCGGCGCGGCGTCACGTTTTGCGCCGGCAAGATCCACACGGCCCGCGGCACGCCCCGTACCGGGTCCATGTCGAGATACCAATAAGCGCTGCCCTGGACCTCCTGATAGAGCGTCGTCAGCTCCCAGAGATCGAAAGCGTTGTGAACGGGATTGGCGTGCTGAAGCAGCGTCAGCAGGGGATGATCCGTGACTTCCTCGATGCGGGCGGCGCTTTTGATGCGTGAGGACAAGTGCGGCAGCGCCCGCAGGCGGCGCTCGGTCCACGGCGACAGCGCTTTCGTGGCGCATTTCGGCTGCGGCTGATGATGTTCGGTGATGACGTACAAGCGCGGGGGATAATTCGCACAAGTGGCGGCGTTGATGCTGGCGCAGGTCCAGGCGGTGTTCTTCAATTCCGCCAAGAGTTCGTTGGGCGTGGGCTGGCGGGTGCGCCGGAAGCTATCGACGTAGCTGGTGCCGGTCCACTGCGGCCCGGCCAGCACGTAGGGCATGTTCTTGGGCCGCACCCAGTGCGCGAGCCGCATCAGCGTTTTGGCGAGGAGAGATCGCATCAGGATAGCCTCGTCCACAGGTGTTCGGAAACGATGCCGGGGGAAGCGCCGGTGGGACCGGCGTCTCGCCGGTCCAAACCAGCGACCGGCGAGACGCCGGTCCCACCGTCCCGTCGTTTGCGCAGCTTGGCGATGAAATGCGCATCCAGCCGCGAAATAAGATAACGCAGAGCGCCCAAGGCGTGATTGTGCTCGTCCACGGGATTCTCGCCGCGCAGGGCACGTTCGGCAGCCGTGGGATAGCGATACAGCCGCGCTTCGTTCAGTAGATGGGGGCAGGCGTCGCGCCGCACCTTGAGCCGCCCTGTGCGCAGCCGCGCCGATACAGCCGCGATGCCGGGGCGAATGTCGTTGTCGCCGCGCCGCACCACCAGGCTGCTGGCTCGCAATTCCTCGATCTCGGTGCGGCCGGAAGGATCGGCATACCACATCACTTCGCCAAGTTTCCGCAAGGCGGCGGCGTGTTCGTGCAACGGCGTTT